GCCCTTACTGTTTACCTTTACCGGGATAAAGCCGCCTTTGCGCAACAGCTTGGAACGCCACTCGTAGAAACGTTTGGGACGAATACATTCATTCGAACAAAAATCCATAACTGACAGTCCGCTCGACTTGAAACGGGAATAAATAGATTCAAAATCTTCCATGGTCCATTGATGTGACATAACAATTGAGCTTTTTTACTTTGATTACAAAAGTAATATCACATTTTTAGAATGAAAGGGGGAGTTTATCGAATGCTTACAGCACTTTCGCCATCAGCTCCCTTGTAAACTCAAACGAAACGGCCGCCCCCTGCATGCGGGAATCCGCATGGCCGTGACAAAGGTGGCAGCGCTCCCCGTAGAGGTCGTCCATTACCATTTTAAAGCCCCTTTCCGCGGGGCGGCGACGAAAAAAGCCCTGATACGGTTTACAATACCGTCCTCCTTCCGCTTGTTCCTTTCAGGAGAGGGTTGTTCTTTCTCCTGTGCACCGTTGTTTTCCGGCTTTCCGTTTCCGGAGGCCGTCTCTTCCTTGAGCCGGTCATAGTTGTCCGGTTTAGGGATTCCCGTAGCCTCGTACACGTATTCATCCGATACGGGGGTTCCCATCTGGCGCATCCGGGATATGATGTTTATCTCCTGCTCGGCGGTGGTTTCCTTGGGCTTGACATAATAGAATTCCCCGCCCCGTGTGTCGTACCCGAAAGCGGTGAAGATATCGGTCATGTCATAGTTCAGGGTGTTCAGCACCAGGATCCGGTCCGCCTCGTTCAGTTTCTTCTCTCCCTTCTCCTGTACGGTCCCCAGCGCCTGCGTGCCACGTTCCGAGGCCTGTGTGGTGAGCGTGTTTCCCAGCACAATCTTGCTGATCTCGTCATTGCATGTGTCGTACAGGGTCCTGTACAGGTCGGAGCTGCCGCTTTTGTTGCCGCTTTCTATCAGTTTCATCTGCGCCTCCTCCGGATGGAGGAACACCGCCGCACCTCCCTGCTCGGCCATATCCTTCACGGCCTGGTCACGGGCCTGCTCGTCACCGGCGCTGTAGGTGTACTCGCGTATGGGCATTCCGAATATCTCGCAGAACTGTGCCCAGTCGGCCATGTCGTTGCGCTTGTATATGACATACGGGGCTATCCTTGCCAGTCTTCCCAGGGAGCGTTTCTCCCCGACAAAGAGCATCGTGTGGTAATTCTCCAGCGGTTCCCCCGTGGTGTCCTCCTGCCGGTGTTTTATCAGCCCCCGCACCGGGTCATAGTTCTTTCTCGGGACGAGCCTGTAGTCCATCCATCCGCTCCCGTCCTTATAGAACTGGAACAGGGAGAACCCCCAGAAGTCCGAGTCTATCAGGTCCCCGATGAACCGGTAGAACCAGGGGGAGCGCAACAGGGTGTTGATCCCCTCGTCCGGGACGCCGTTCCTTCTGAACTCGATCTGTGAGCATTGCACTGCCGATTTCCTCTTCTCTATGACGCTTCCCGTATGCCCGTCCATAAGGATGTCCTCATAGAGGTCATACAGCCTCGTCCGCTGTGTGAAGTCCACATTGTTCGCCCCCCTGACGGCCTGCATATAGTCCGCCATATCCTTCATGAACAGCCTGGGTGCGGTGATGATGACTGTTCCCGGGGTGTTCCTGCCCGGAAGCGGCATGTTGCCGCTTATGGATATCTCTTTCTTCCTTGCCATTTCAATAGTGTGTTACACGTTTGGGATTGCTTCTTATCTGGGTGGGCAGGTTGTTCCTTGCCGTCTCCTCGTCCAGCAGTGGAGCGTCGGCTATGCTGATCTCCACCTTGCTGACCGCCTTGAGCCACTCCATCGCACGGTCATAACGTTCCTTGCGTATGGGGGAGAACTTCTGGGGGTTGTGGATGCTGCATACATGATAGAGCGTGATGTCCTTGGCGAACATGAGTATGAGCGCGTTCCTTTCCTTACCTTTTGCGGAGAATATCCTGTCACAGTCATAACGTGCGGACAGGTAGGAGCGCATCTGCGCCACCGCCTGGTCCTCGCATATCTCCACTATGGACTCGTCCTCCCTGATGATGCTGTCCAGGATCTCCCTGTGGATGCTCGCATCGTAGTCATCCGGATTGATGAATTCAGACATGTCGTTTACCTCCTGTACTTGTTTAAACGGCGGATTGCCGCCCTTTCTATTATGACCGGCTTCTCCATGTTTCCCGCCTTCCTGTCTATGGCCCTGTTCCCTCCCTCCACGCAGTCCGGGCCGTCCGCGGGATACGGAAGGGTGAGCTCGAACATCCGGAACTGGTCAACCAGTTCCTTCATGTCCGAGGAGTCTTTCTCCTGTTCGTTGAATATGAGGTTGCCGTCACGGTCCATGGGCTCAAGGTTGGCCTCGATACGGGTTGCCTTGTCGGTCTTGCGTTCCTCGTCGGGGATGATGTTCAGCGGGATGCCGTGTTTCTTGCGCAGCCTGTTCAGATGCTTCTTTAAAACCTGTTTGAAGAAGGGGTCTTGCAGCTTGTTGTTCTCCACATAGGCGTAAACGGAAGCCTTTCCTCCCACATGTTTGTACTGTTCGAAGAACGCCTCGATAAAGTCCTCGTTCTTACCCCGGAACACCCTTGCCTTGATCACATACAGCTTTCCCTTGAGCTTGCCCAGCAGGCAGACGGACTTGAAACTGGCCTGTTTCCTCCTGCTCTCCCCCGGGGCCGGGTCCCCGTAAATGACAAGGAACCTGAATTTGTTCAAAGGAGGGACCTTCCCGAATACAAGATTCTTGAATATGCTCCCTTCGCTGACCGGATTGTTGAAAAATTCCTTCTGTGCCGACGAGGTGCTGATAAGCGAGAGGAACAGGTCTATATCCTCTTCGGAGTTCTTTTCCGGCCATGAGGAGACGCCGTCCTTGTCACGGATATTGATAATGTCCGCGTATCCTATTCCTTTCTGTCCGAGTTCCGCAGCCTTTTCGATGGCACGTGTGATGCAGCAGTCCGCCGCAATGATGTTTCCGTTAAACAGCACCCTGTAACGTCCTGAGGCGGACATGGTGGGAATCAACGCCTCTTCAAGCCATTTCCACTTGGCCTTGATACGTTCCGGATTCCGGCATTCCTCGTCGGTGTCTATATCATCGATAAGGATAAAGTCAGGACGGAAGTTCTTGTTACGGGTACCGCGTGGCGACTGTCCGGCACCGATAGCCCGGAAGGAACAGCCGCACTGGCATGTAAACTCCCCTGTTTCCCAGGAACCCGGCTTTTTCTGTGTGCCGTAATCCTGGATGATGCGCTGGTTTTCCTCCATATTGGCCATGAAGGGCAGCAGCAGGCGCCCGGCGTTGTCCTGCGAGTTCGAGATAAGCAGCACATTGCGTACCTGCCGGGTAAGCGCCAGCTTGACGATCTCCATCATGGCGCGTGCCGACTTGGCCATCTCGCGCGACCATGCCCTGACCTCATACCAGCGGTCGTGCCCCATAAGACGCCGTGTCGCTTTTTTATGGAAACCGGCCGGCTCGCAGGTGTAATACTGTGCGAAATAGTAACGGAACCACGCTTCATTATCCGCCTCCAGCCGTTTCTTACGGTCCTCTATTTCAGCGGTGGAGTCGGACGGGTTAATGTCCGAACTCTCCCGGACGGATGCCACCAGGTCGTTCCATTCCGCCAGTTCGGCCCTGTCCCGGGGGGTAAGTCTGAGTTTTGCCATAGCCTTACAGTTTGGATTTTACATAGGCGTCCAGCAGCGGGACTATCTCCTTGCTGCGTGCCATGTCATAAGTGCGCAGCCACTTGACAAAACTTTTGAAAACCGAAAGGATGTCAGCCAGCCCCACATCCGTTTCCATCTTTTTGATGGACCCGGTTATTTTGGCTATGGTGTCCGATTCGGCCGTGCTGGCGAACCTTTCCCCCTCGGGTCTCCCGTTGATGGCATTGTTCAGCTCGGCAAGCTGGAGATACAGGTTCTTGAGCTGTTCTTCCCGTGTCATGGTGATGGATACCTTGTACCGTTCCCAATTGCCTTCACCGGCCCACCGGGAGACAGTCTGACGTTTTACCCCCACACGCTCGGCAATCTCCGCGTGTGTCAGTTCTTCATTAAGGTAAATAGTCCTTGCAAAATCTTTTTTTTGTCTGCTGGTCAGTTCCGCCATTTTTTCATCTTTTTTATTTACGGCAAAATTCGTATTTAAATATTTGATTTGCAATATATTGAATTTATGACACTGTTTTATGACTTCATCATGCGGTTGTAAAGTTGCATCATGCCCCAAGGGTGTTGACTGCAGTAAAAAAACTCTCCATATTTGCACCGTAATTTTAAGACGACCGAAGACGACCGATGAAAAAGCGATACTTTAACATGATACCCTCCCCTGATACCGCCTGCATCCTCCTGTACGGGGAGATCGGCGGTTTTGACGGGGTCAACGACAAGGACATTGTCTGCGAGCTGTATGAATACGCCTCCATGTATAAGGGCATAGACGTGCGCATAAACTCCCCGGGCGGGAGCGTGTACGCGGGCATGGCCATATTCAACGCCCTCAGGGCCAGCGATGCGGACATAACCATCTATGTCGACGGTATTGCCGCAAGCATGGCCAGTGTCATCGCCCTGTGCGGGAAACCGGTATATATGAGCCAGTACGCCCGTCTGATGCTCCATAACCCTTACGGGGGATGTTACGGCAACAAGGAGGAGATGAAAGCCGTCGCCGAGCAGCTGGAGGCGCTGGAGGATACGCTTGCGGACATGTACGCTTCCAAGACCGGGAAGACCCGTGAGGAGATAAAGGATGCCTATTTCGATGGGAAGGACCATTGGATTACCGCCAAGGAGGCCAGGGAGATGGGATTCATTGACGGTATCTATGATATCGGCGAGAGAGTGGATGCCGGGACACCGCAGGAAGTTTATGCCGCATTCCAGGCCCGGCTGGACAATCAAACATTAAATACAGGTAATATGATGTATGAAGAATTGAAGAAGAGACCATCCTTCGCCTCGTGTGCGACGGATGAGGACGTAGTGCGCACGCTCTCCTCCCTTGAAAACAAGGCGGGACAGTATGACGCGCTGGTAAAGGAACGTGACACGCTCAAGGCGAGTCTGGACGGATATGTCGAGAAGGAGCGCGAGGCCAGAAAGGCCGAGATCAGGAATCTTCTCGAGGACGCCATGCAGGACGGGCGTATCGCCCCATCCGACCGTGACGCGTATCAGGCGGTGCTGGAGAAGGATTATGAGAACGGGAGAAGGATTGTCGACGGGCTTGCGAAGAAAAAAAGCGTGGATGATGTTCCGGACACCCCGCTACAGGACAAATCCGGATGGAATGACAACTGGAAAGAAATCCGGAAAAAGAACGGTTTTAATTAAAAAATGAAAAGATTATGGCTGTAACTATCAAGAATACGAATTATGACGGTGAGGTGCTCGACAGGATACTCACCAAGGCGGCCACGGGCAACGAACTGGTACAGAAGGGGCTGATCAACCTCGTGCCCGATGTGACGAAGAAATACTCCATTCCCCGGCTGAAAACGAACAAGATGCTGCGCAAACGCGTGGAACAGCCTGAGGACAAGGACTCCAAAGGGGATTTCATTTATTCGGAAAAGGTGCTTGAACCGAAAGACTTCATGGCCTTTACCACGTTCAACCCCCGCTCTTTCGAGCAGATATGGCGTCCGTTCCAGCCCAAAGGGGAACTGGTATTCCGGGAGCTTCCCCCCAATGTGCAGAACGTCCTTCTGAAAGCCTTGTCCGACCAGGTGGATTTTGAACTCGGATACCACTTCGTCAACGGCATCTATGCCGATGATGAGGAGGATGACGAGCACCTGTTCAACGGCATTCTGATGCGTGTCTATGAAGATCCTGAGGTAATCCGTGTGAACTCCCCGAAAGACGACACCATGATTGAACGTCTGATGCGCGTGCGCAAGGCAACTCCCCAGGTTCTCCGCAACAATCCCAATTTTGTGTATATCATGTCCGTTGACGATGCCGACCGGTATGACGACGAGCTTATCCTGCGCGAGGGAAAGGGCGTGAACTGGACTGATACCAGCGCCATGCGCTTCAAGGGAACTACGATCAAGACCGTATCCTCATGGCCGGACGGCTTGATCATCGGAACAGTGGCTACACCGACCGAACAGTCCAACTTCTGGGGAGCGGTCAACCTGCAGAACGACTTCAACGTGATCCAGATCGACAAGCTGACCAATGCCGGAGAACGTTACTTCTTCAAGATGCTCATGACCGCGGACACGAACACGGCGTTCGGTGAGGAGGTGGTCATGCTGGACGCGCGTGAGGGGAATGTCATCACGACATCCAACACCACGATCACAATGAAATCGCAGGATGACGCCATCGAGCTGACTCCCGCGTCAGACCAGACCTATACCATTGAGGCGGCCGCGGTATATGCGGGAGCGCGCCTGTCCGTGTCCAACAAATCGGCTGAGCATAAAGCGACCGTGCAGGGTACGGAAGTCGCGCCAGGCAAGACTGTGTCTCTCTATTATGACGGAAGGTCATGGTTTGAGGGGGATGTGAAGGAAATAACACTTTCAAGCGATCTTGCCGGACAGGAAAGCAAGGCTGCTGTCAGTGCGTCTGCGGAAAGTCTGGAGGAATGATTATGGCGACACCAAGAGGACTACGAAACAATAACCCGGGGAACCTCCGCCTGTCAGGTGACAGGTGGAAGGGACTCCGCCCGGTGCAGACGGACAAGGAGTTCTTCCAGTTCACCGACATGGGATACGGCTACCGTGCCATGCTCATCACCTTGAGGAACTACCGGAAAAAACACGGTTTGAAGACCCTCTCCCTTATGATCGGGCGTTACGCCCCGTCCACGGAGAACGACACCCGCGCCTACCTTTCAAGCGTATGCGGCGAGCTTCAGGTTCCAACCACCTACGAGCCGGACGTGGATGACAAGGGGACGATGTGCCGTCTGGCCGCCGCGATGAGCCGGGTGGAGAACGGCGTGCCTGCCGTCATGGCGGACATAGAGGCCGGCTGGGAGATGATCTGAAAAATGACATGCGTATGGACTGGGGCACTGTATTCGAACTTCTCCAGCAGTGGCTCGCCCCCACGGGGTGCATAGCCATGGCAATAGGCTGGTGGCGTGACCGCAGGCTCGTCAAGGTCCGTGCGGTCAAGGAGAACGAGGGCACATACAAGCAGTTGTATGACGACCTCTCCGAGACGACTTTACATTTAAGCGACCAAATACGAAAAGTCAATGAGAAAATTATCGTTCTGGAACAGGCACTGCGTAAATGCTACCAGTGCAAGTATGCTGAGCGCTGTCCTGCTGTTGTCTGGATGCGCAGCAAACAGGGAGAGCCGAACAGCCGTCCGCTCGGGCTCTCTTCAGAGGAGCGTAACCGGGGAAATAATCTTCGGCAAGGCCCCGACGACTCTGACGAGCCTGGCACTGAAACCCGGGCTCCTCCGGACGATAGGCGGCCTTCCGGCCGGCATGGGCGTGACGGAGCAGCATGAGGGGCTGGAGGTGAGGGTGGAGTCGGACGGGGAAGGCGGCGTGAACGTCACGGCCGTCTCGCATGCCCGGCCGGAGATCACCGTAAGGGAGACCTCGGATATGAGGTTGGAGTCAGAGGAGGCTACGGCCGAGGAAAAACAGCCGGTTCCCTCTTTTTGGGAGCGGACAAGGACGAAGGTGTTGTGCTGTTTTGTCCTCCTGCTTCTCTTCTGGGGGCTCCGGCGGTTTAAAGACAAATCAAGGAACAATTAAAACATGAATCATTATGGCAGAAACGAATACCGGCGCCATCTATGGCGTGAAAGCTCTTAAATATAACGGGCAGGCTCTCGGGCTGATATCCGAGGACGGGCTGCAGCCCGGAGGCGACTCGCCTTCCAAGACCCGCATCTGGGCGGCGCAGAAACGCAACGCGCCGTTCGCGGTGCTCAAGTCCACACCGGGAACCAAGACATGGACGTTCACGCTCATCGAGCTGTCCGCGGACAACATGATACAGGTGATGGGCGGGACGAAGGAAAGTACCGGAATCTACGTGCCCCCGACGGAGGACAAGGACGTGCAGGGCGTGTTCGACATCGAGACCGTGACGGGCCACACGATCCGGATCTACAACGGGGTGCTCACCTGCAATTTTGCCAACGGCATCAACTTCAGCAACGTGCTGGGCATCGAGTGCGAACTGGAGATACAGGAGGCCGGGGAGAAACCTCCCTACAAAGTGTTCCCTCCCGGACAGGTGCCCCCCGCCGGTGAAATTCCGTCGCAGTCATGACGGAGGACAGGGACACGCGATGCCAGGCGGCGGACATGCTGCTTGACATCGGCATCCGCATTCCGGTGATGCCACTCAGGCCCTTTAAAAAACGCCCCGGGAAATCCTTCCTTGTCATGCGCCGTCCGCCCGCCGGGGCGGTCATCCGCATAGCAAGGCGGTACCTGGAGCTCGGCGTCACCCCGGAGGATATCAGGGCGATGGACTATGAGGAAAGGATGCGGTTCGTGGCGGAGAAGGGAAAGGCGGTCAGCCGGATGGTCGCGCTGGCCGTATGCACCGGATGGCTCTCGGGGATGCTGTTCTCCGGCCCTGTGGCATGGTACCTCAGATGGAGGGTGCATCCGGCGATGCTCTCCGCCGCCCTCATCGAGCTGCTCAGGGGCATGGACATACAGCCTTTTTGCAATACTATTCCGTTGGCGTCCAGGACAGTGGGGCTGCTGGAGCCGATAGGAAGCCGGGAAAGGAAAACGGGTTAACGGGCCGGCAGGAAGGCCCCCATAGCGTTTTCGGAATCATCGCACAGGCGATGGAGCGGTTCGGCCGTACAAAACGGCACATCCTGTGGAAGATCAGCTACGCCGAGCTGATGCTGATGAACACGGATGTCAGCCGGTATGTGACCAAGGAGGAGCTCCTGGAAAGGGAGCGCAAACGTAGGCCGGACAAATTCACCACTGAATATTTTCAAACAAAACTCGGAGGATAGGAATGGAACCTGTAAGACTGGAGATACTGCTTGACGACAAGACACTGAAGGGATTGCGCTCGGTGGAGGGCAACCTGGGCAATATGAGCCAATTTGCCAAACTTGTCATCGCACAGCTGGAGCAGGAGCTTGCGGCCCTGCAGGAACGGTTCAGACAGGCCATGGCCGCAGGTACGAATACCGACGCCCAGATGGCGGACATTCAGGCGCTGCAGGGAGTTGTCAGACAGTTGAAGACGGAATTGCAGGGGCTGGAGGAGCAGAAGAAAAAGACAGGATCCACCCCTCTCATGAAAGATGATCCCGCCCCGAAACTCAACAATGTGAGGATGAGCATGCAGCAGATCGCCCGGGAGCTCCCCTCGCTGGCAATGGGTCCCCAGATGTTCTTCCTTGCCATTTCCAACAACATCCCCATGTTCACCGAAGCCCTGGCATCGGCCCGCAAGGAGTATGAGGCGCTGACCGATGCCGGAAAGAAAGCCACCCCGGTGTGGAAGCAGGTGCTCTCCTCACTGTTCTCGTGGCAGACGGCGATGGCTGCCCTGATCACCCTGTCCGTCGTATATGGGAAGGAGATCGGCGGATGGGTGAAGAGCCTGTTCGGCGTGAAGGATGCCGCCCTGTCCGCGGCGAAAGCCCAGGAAAAGGTGGATGAATCCTTCAGAAGCAGCAGCAGTGATGTGGCGGAACAGGTCACTCTCGTCAGGTCCTTGTCCGAAAGATGGAAGGAACTGGGAGACAACATGGCGGATAAGAAACAGTTCATCACCGAAAACAAGAAAGAGTTCGGGAAACTCGGTGTTGAGGTGGGCAACGTGAATGACGCCGAGAACCTGCTGGTGGACAATACGGACGTGTTCATCGGTGCGATGATCCTCAGGGCAGAGGCGGCCGCAGCGTTCAAGCTGGCCACGGAGCAGACGGAGAAGGCCTTGAAAAAGCAGAACGAGATAGAGGAAAGGCGGAAGAAGGGCCCGACTTTCTGGGACAGGTTCAGGGCCAATTTCTTCTCTTCCGCGTCCGGATCAGCCACTTATACCCGTCAGGCGGACGCTCCCACGGCCGAACAGCTCAGAGAAAATGATATCTCCGCCCTGGAAGAGGAACAGAAGGCGGCAGAGGATACGGCCAAATCCTATATGGACCTGTTCCTTGCAAGGACAAAGGAATGGAAGGAGAGGCTTAAATCGGCAGGCATAAAGGAAGATGACGGCAGGGAAACCAAGGATACGGGCAAACCGGCCCGGGATTATCAGGACGAGCTCGCCGACGCCCGTATCAGGGCACAGCAGAAACTTGAGGCGGCACGCATATCGGTCATGCAGGAAGGTATAAGGAAACGCCAGGCCCTTGCAAGGCAGGAGCTTGACGAGTCGCTCGCACAGATCGACAAGGAGGAGCGTGACACCCTCAAGAAAATGGACGAGGCCGAAAAGAAACGGGGTGTGAAGTCCACGCCCGAGGAAAGGCAGGCCGTGAAAGACAACGCCTCTCAGCAGCGTCTTGTCGCCTACCAGCAATATGCGAAGGAATTCTATACCGCCGACAAGGAATGGCAGGAGAAGGACCTGCAGTCCTGGATTGACTATAACAAGGAATACGGCACATACCAGCAGAAACGTCTGGCCATCATGCGGGAATATACCCTTAAATCCTCGAAAGAGAGTCTGAACGGGAATGACAAAAGGATGCTGTCCCGACAACGTGACGAGGCGCTGTCCGAACTTGATTTCAACGAACTGAAGGACACCATCAACTGGGATGTCGTCTTCGGCAATCTGGACAAGGTGGCGAAAAAGGAACTGCAGAAGGTGAAGCGGCAGATAGTCAGCTTCCGCAACAGCCCGGAATTCAAAAAAAGCGCCACTCCGGAACAGATGCAGGTCATCGAGGAAGCCATCGGGAAGATCGACAGCGAGGTCATCGAGAAAGGAGGTCTGTTCGGCAATCTGACCGAATCCATACGGGAATACTCCGAAGCGGTTGATGAACTGACAGCCGCGCAACGGGATTATGACGAGGCCGTGCGGCAATACGGGGCGGACAGCGCGGAAGCAGAGGCCGCTCGAAAGAAAAGGAACAAGGCGGAAGCCGGGGAGCGCAATGCCGGGAACAATCTGGAAGCCTCGAAGGATAAGGCGGTGAGAAACATCACCGCCGTGGCCGATGCGATGAACACGCTGGGCGAGGCGGACATGAGCCTGTCATCCTTCGGAAGCGCGGTCGGGTCTCTGGTGGACACGCTGTCCGCATCCGGAAGCAAGATCGGCGGCATCATCGCGGCCATACTGGCTATCCTTGACCAGATCGGGCAGAAAGGGCTGGAGGGTTTTGTCGGCAACATTCTCGAATCCGTCATGCACGCCGCAGGAGGATTGTGGGACAGCATCGGACGTCTGTTCGGTGTCAAGGGACTTGGAGGCATCTTCAAAGGAGCCGACTATTCCGGCTATAACGAGATGGTGGACCAGTACAACCGTCTGAACGAGATATGGGATGAACTGATCGACAAGAAAAAGGAATATATAGAGACCAGCTACGGCGCCGAGGCGCAGAAGGTCGGAGAGGAAGCACTGGCCCTACAGCGGACCGCCATAGACTCTTACCGGATACTGGGCAAGGAACGTCTGAATTCGGGAGCCAGCACGGGATCGCACTCTATCGGGGTGCGGCAGCGCAAATGGATGTCCTCTCAGGACTGGGCGGCAGCCGGCGCGGCCCTGGGAGAAGACTTCTACAGGTACGGGATCGGGGAAGGACGTATGACCGGGCTGTTCGATCTCTCCGTGGAGCAGCTGGAGAAACTGAAGTCGGAAGCTCCCACATTCTGGGCCAAGCTGGATGATGATGTCAGAAATTACCTGGACAAGATCATTGAAGGTTCGGAAAAACTGGGTGACATACAGGCCCAGATAAAGGAACAGCTCACGCAGATGTCTTTTGACAACATGCGTGACGCCTTCTATGACACACTGCTTGATATGGAAAGCGGGGCGGAGGATTTCTCGGAGGACTTCAGCGAGTACCTGCAGAAGGCTATCCTCAAGACAAGCCTGTCGAAAGTCTACGACAAGAGGCTCCAGGAATGGTATGACAAGTTTGCCAACTACAACAAGGAAGGAGGTATAGATACCGGGGAATACAAGGACCTCCAGCAGGAATGGAACGATATCGTAAAGGACGCCCTGGATGAGCGTGACTCGCTGAAGGATATCTTCGGATGGACATCATCGTCCTCCTCTTCCCAGTCCGGCCGGGCCGGAACCGTCACCTCCATGACCGAGGAGACGGCCGGAAGGCTGGAGGGAATCGGCAACGCGACCCTTGACCGTGTCATCAGCATTGACAACAACCTTACGAGGCATCTCGAGGGGATGGCGACATCCCTGGGCAAAATTGCGGGGAATTCGGAGTACCTCAGACACCTCGAAACGATAAACGAGAACATCGCGGAGCTCCGGCGCGGTGTGAAACTGAAAACATAGGGCTATGGAAGTGGAGGAAGGACTGCTGAAGATAAACGGGACGGATATGGCGTCCCTGGGATGTTTCCTGTACGAGGAGAACGCGGGGGACCATACCAATTACGACTCGCTGATGAAGCCGCCGAAGATGAAGGAGTACACATCCGTCAGCTACCGGGAGCTTGACGGCGAGGAGCTGCCCGAGACATTGCTTCCCCGCTACGAGGCGAGGGACATCACGCTGAAGATGGCGGTGGTTGCGGATACACGGGCCGGGTGGTTCGAGAACTACAACGCCGTGCTTGCCTTGCTGAAGTCGGGATGGCTGACGCTGGAGGTTCCGGAGATAGGCCGGGTGATGAAGGTCTACCTGAAGGAATATACCCGGTACAGCCAGTTCACGACAATCAGGAATACCGGCCAGCAGATAGCCGGATTCACGGTCACGCTGCGCGAGCCGAAACCTTTTTCAAACAGTGATTAAAAACGATTTAAAGACATTGTAAATGGAACTTGAAATCTACGACAGGCAGGGAGCCCTGAAAAGAAAGGTCAGTCCCGATTCATCGTCCCGGTGGACCGAGGAAGTGGGGGCGGAATTCGTGGTGACGGTGAACTTCACCACCTGGGAGTTCTTCGTCCTGTCGGTCGGCGACTATGTGGAGATATCAGGAAAGCGGTTCTCCATAAAGAAGGAGTACCGCCCGAAAAAGACCGACACACAGAAATACACCTACAATATCAGCTTCTACGGCCGCGAGCACGACATGCAGGACCTGTTGTTCTGCCGTCTGAACCAGGGGGAGGATGACCTGGAGTCCGTCTTCGCCTACGACGGCACGCCGATGGAAATGCTGGAAAAGCTGGTGGCGAACATGAACCGCAACACCGACGGTGTGACATGGCGTGCAGGCCAGGCCGTCACCGGCGACCGGAAGACCATCAACTTCAACGGCCTGTTCTGCTGGGATGCGGCAGGCGAGATAGCCGGCGCCTGGGAAACCGAGTGGTGGCTGGACGGGGAATACCTGAACATAGGGAAATGCGAACACGGCGAACGGGTCACGCTCGGCTATATGAAGGGATTGAAGACGGGGCTGACCCAGAATGAGAACTCCAATTCGATCAAATGGTTCACACGGCTGATCCCCGTAGGTTCAACCAAAAATATTGACCCGTCAAAATACGGCTACACCCATCTGCAACTGCCGTCACGGGACAAGTATATCGACCTGAACACTCAATTGGGACTGAAGGAGCATCGCGAGGAAGCGGCCTTTCAGGATATATTCCCGCACCGCCTGGGTACGGTATCCTCGGTAAGGTCCGAGGAGCAGACCAATACGGACGGGGAGGAATACACCGTCTATTATGTCAAGGACAAGGATCTCCCCTTCAATCCGGATGAATACATGATCGGTGAGGAGGTGATACACATCACCTTCGAAAGCGGCGACCTGTCCGGAAGGGAGTTCGAGTGCAACTGGCATAACGACACACAGGAGTTCGAGATCATCAACACCTACCCGGACGAGAACACCCAGATACCGGGAGGCAACATCATACCGAACGTCGGTGACACGTATATCCTGACGAACATCCGCATGCCGGATGCGTATTACCCGATAGCGGAAGAACAGTACAAGCAGGCGGTTGACAGCTTCCTGACAGAATACAGCAAGGACATATCCATCTATTCCGGCGACACGGATTACATCCATGTGGATAAAAACAGTGTGCCGTTATCGCTCGGGCAAAGGGTGAGACTGGAGGACGCGCAGTATTTCGAGGCCGGGTATCTTGACACCCGCATCACAAGGATAGAGAGGAAGCTGGGCAATCTTTCCGAGGCTTCCATTGACTGCTCGTCGGCGGTCAGCACCTCATGGAAGTCATCCGTGGACTCAACGCTGAACAATCTGGAATACACGCTGGCGCAGGAGATGGCGCAGGCCAATGTCCGCCTGCTGAAGACCGGCGATATGGAGAGCCCGAGCGACTATACGGCTTTCTCTTCCCTGAGGGCTATAGGAACCTTCCTGAGAAAGAACATAGCGGATATCGCCAATGAGATCATCACCTTTCTCAAAGGTCTGAGGGTCGGCAAGTTTGTCACAGGTCTTATCGGAGGTAGCGGTGCGGCCATCTGGTTTGACAAGAACGGCAAGACAATAGTCGAAGCCGACAAGGCGATGTTCCGTGAAGAGCTGATAGTACCGCAGATCACGTTCAACTGCATCGATGTGATATCGGGCGACAAGGCGAACTCGTTCGCATACGGAAGAATAAAGACCGTTGACACGGAAAACCGAATAGCCACGCTGGAACTGCTTGAGGGGCAGTGGGGCACGTTACATGTAAGTGATATCTGCCGTGGCATACTTCACAACATAGCCGGCAGCAACCATACGAAGGATGAATACGGTCCTAACGGATTCATGGAGTATTCCGGGTACGCCACCTCGTATTTTACTCCTACAAACATCATAGAGAATGAGGCCGGAAACATGAAGTTTGAATACGCTCTTCAGGCAGGAACAAGCGTGCACCCTCTTCCGGGTATGAACTTCTTTGCTTACGGAAATTTCACCGACAAGGACAGGCAGGCCATTACCTATGAGAACAGATATTACTTGCGCAGATTGGTTAACGTGAACACATGGGTAATAGATCCGGATGTGAACATTGCTTACCAGAGCGGGGACCTGAGTGGGCTTACCATCAACGGGCAGATAATGGATGGCTATTCTTCATATCAGAAAAACGTATATGTAAGCGGAACGATAGAACGTCTCAAACCCAACGGTGAAGTGGCTATGGACTTAAGCTACGAGGGTGTATGGCAATCAGGCAGGCATTATGATTACTATGATAGTGTGACGTATAACGGCAGCACATGGGCGTGTCTGAACAAGAACGGTTCGTCCTCTGAGCCGGGTACGGACGCTGACTGGCAGGAGATCGCATCCAAAGGTAGCAAGGGTGACAAGGGTGACGGTTACACCCAGATGGGGCAGTTTAAGACTGGTATGGTCGTTCCCAAGATGGGTGTCGTTTCGATGGGTGGCGGCTCTTATGTAGCCAAGGCATCCACTACCAATCCCCCCTTATGGTGCTGGACGGACAATGCCGGTAACCGGTTCACCTTCGCCGATGGCGGTTATGTGCTGACGGGTGAAGTGAATACTGCTGAATATGATGTGTTGGCTGAGCCGGGAAGAGATGGTACGGACGGGATCAATGGCACCGACGGTGTTCCCGGTGCACCGGGAAAGGACGGGAAGACCTATTACACGTGGATACGCTATGCGGATGATGCCCAGGGAAACGGAATCAGCAATGATCCCACAGGAAAAGCATACATCGGATTGGCATACAACAAGGAAACCGCTGTGGAGAGTGACGATCCGTCCGATTACAAATGGAGTGACATCAAGGGCGAACAGGGCGTTCCGGGTGCTGTCGGTGCTGACGGGAAAACCTATTACACATGGATAGCCTACTCGGACAACGCGGACGGAAGCGGAATGTACCAGCAGCCGAATGACAACACCAAATATATAGGCATCGCGGTAAACAAGGAAACCGCCACGGAGGGCAGCAATCCTGCCGACTACACGTGGTCGCAATTCAAGGGCAACAAGGGTGACGGTTACACCCAGATGGGGCAGTTCAAGACCGGAATGGTCGTTCCCAAAATGGGTGTCGTTTCGATGGGTGGCGGCTCTTATGTAGCCAAGGCATCCACTACGAATCCTCCCTTGTGGTGTTGGACTGACAACGACGGCAACCGGTTTACGTTCAACGATGGTGGTTACTGCTTGACAGGCGAGCAGAACACGGCCGAATATGATGTATGGGCCGAAAAGGGCGATACCGGAGCAAAAGGCGACAAGGGTGATGATGGTGAAAAGGGAGACAAAGGAGATAAGGGAGACAAGGGAGATCAGGGCGTACAAGGAATACAGGGATGTATTATACGGTCTTCCGAGTGGGCGTCCGGCGTGACGTACAGGAATGACGAGGACCTTACAAGTGGCACGCGGTATATTGATATCGTAATGGTGAGAAACAATAGTGCGGTGGACGGATGGGATGTTTATAAGTGTATCAAGACCCATACATCGTCATCTTCCATAACCTATGCCAATACCACCTATTGGACGGAATTAAGCAATGTCGGTCCTATCTATACCAGCCTTATTATTTCCAAGAACGCCAGTCTTGATTTCGTCCAAGGCAATGAGTTATTGATTAAGGATGCAAATAATAATATTGTAGCCGGTCTTACAGGAGGAAGCAGCAAGGAAGCCGGTACGACACCTGTAAGGATATGGGCTGGCGGTGATGTTCCGGGCAGTGCTCCGTTCCGAGTGGATCAGGAAGGGAATCTTGTTGCAACGAAGGCGAATATCACGGGGACAATAACTGCCACAGGTGGAAATATTGGCGGTTTCAATATTTCCACCTCAAGTATGGAATCGGTTTCCGGGAATAATGCCATGCTCCTTTCCGCCAACTTGGTAAGATTTACCGGAAGTTATTCAAGCGTGTTTATTGGAGCGGATACTTTTCCTTCATCTAGTGG